AGACATTAATGCTTGAATAGATCTTCTCGTACCTTTTGTTTTTAGTAAATACGGTAAGTTATTTACGATACGATTCCAAATTTCTAAAGTATATTGTTCTGTAGATATTGTCGGTAAACTACCTGATTGAAGATAATTTCCGTTAGCATTTAATCCAGTTACATATTGCCATAAACTATCTTTCTTTTTAGAGTTCGTTAATTTCCATCCAAAAGAATCTGCAACCGTAGTTAATAATTCTTTACTTATACCATCTAAAGGATGTTGTTCTCTAGAATGTACTGAGCTTAAATGATTAACATAAGTATATATAATATCAAAATGATGACCAATCATATTCACAAATATAAAGTATTCTGAATTTCTGTCATCTAAAGATAATGCTGCTGGTATTGTTTTTATTAGAGAATTAATATTTTTTCTATCATAATCTAACATGATTGCTAATGTATCTTCTGCGTATGTTTTAACGATATTAGATTTAGTACTTTGTAAAGTATATCCTGTATTAGGATTTAAAGACCCTGTAGTATAATTATCTACCCAAAAATTATATGACTCTAACCAATTTAAACTACCTGTTGTAGTTTTTGGCCAAGGACTAATACTACCAGTATAGAACGTATATAAGCTTCCTGAATCTGTGCCGAAATATAAATACTTTTCAAAATCATCAAATCCATTAATAATTTTATTACGCTTTTTAGCGACATCAATAATATTTGATTCTTTAATAGTCTGATTAATATTATTAAGACTCGTTAATTGAGCATTATAATCTTCTAATAATTGAACCTTATAATAAAAATTATTAAATCGTTCTTCTGCTGAACTATAAAATATAAATTGTTCTGGTTTACTATAATCAATATTTAACTTAATACCAGTTAATGATTGCCCAAAATATGTATCTATAATTTGTTGCGATGTAGATAAATTAACATCTAATAAATCATTCCATGTTTGAAATCCTGTCGTAGCCCCTTTAAAAATATCTAAATCTATATCAAAGTTCGGCGGTTGAATAAGTACCGAAGGATCTATTATTTCTATATTTTGAGCATATTCTGCTATATCACCATATCTAAATACTACTTCATCTATTTGACAAAGCTGTTTAATTTCAATACCGATTGGTAATGGCTCGTATAATTTTACTAAAATATCATAAGCCGGCGCTGTACCTAAATCTATATTAATAATACGTATAAATCTATCTTGACCAAAATTAACATACACATTTTTAACATTATTACCTGATGTTAAATATTGAATAAATTGTGAGGTTGTCAGTACTGCTGATTCTGTTGAACTTGTTACGGCAGTCTTTATAACAATATTATTAAAATCTATTGGATTAAGTCCAACTTCACCACTAACCGGGGTTTTTGGAGGGCTAGGTAATATCTTACGTCCTAATTTTATTTCTGTTCTTGTAGAAGAAATTTCTTGAATAAATAAATTATTAGGATTATCTCCTCCCAGAAATCTATAATAAGAATTAATTGTATAGTAATATTTTCCAGAGTTTAGATTTGATTGGTCAAAGTATTTATTGAAATTTGGTATATTTAAATACTTAGAAGACCCTGAAATTTTAAACTCTACAGATGTATTTTCTACAAAACTATTAAGTAATAACCCATTAAAACTATATATATTTACTTCATATTTACTACGAAGTGCTGTAGTAACGGAGCTACTTATATTAGAGCTACCAATAAGTTGAATATCAACATCACTAAAACCGGTATTATATACTGGTTGATCTGTTTGAAGTAATTTATCTATTGTCATTTGTTATTCTGGTAATATTGTAAATGTTGAGCCTGGTAATATTTCCATAATAAAGTTATCTGGCATTCTTAATACCGGTAAATAAATTATATCCGTATTTCCTCCTAATTCTATATTAGTGTCAGATAAATTTATTGAATATTCGTCTGTTATATCACCAGGTTTATATGTACCAGTAATATCATCAATTTGAGCTACACCATCTCCTATTTCTGCAGGACTGCCGTTAGTAAATTTCCAAAATTGTATTTTTGTAACATTTACATCATCGGCAGTAGAAATAAATTGGTTTAATCCTACATATCTATATCTATATTTTATAGAAGCCTTTAAAGTATAGATTGATCTACTTTGAGCATCTTGATATATTGTAGCTTGCTTATTAGTTATATCGTATATAGGTTGATTATTAGATTGTATAGCATTATAATATACTCCATCTGCGCTTGATAAAATATCAAATCCAATTTTTTCGCCGTAAAATTTATTGTTATATGTTTTGTTTGGTGCTGCGGATGATGATACTCTAATACCTACATTACATCCACCAATAGAATTAATTTTTTCTTGAGTTAAATTAGCACTTAATACATTTATAGTCTTAGTTGCTGTGACTATGTCATTCTCTAATTTATTAATTAATGCATCTTTATCAATAGTAGGCACTAATTCCGTAAATTCTCTTTCATCTAATAAAAATCTATTATATGTATTAATAGATATTGTACTAGTTAAACATGGAATGCTTAATAATAAAGAACCACTTTCTTTAACTATAACTTGGCCTGCGCTATTTCTTTGCATATTATATTATACTAAAAACCTCATCACTTTTAAAATATTTTATTGTTCCGCTATTTAAAATCTTAAATGTAAATCTATAAAATCTATTTTTCTGTAATGTATTAAAATTAAATAAAAAGAAGTTACTTATACTATCGCAACTTATTTTTGTATAATCACTATATGGTATAAGTGCTTCGCCAGTATAATAATCCTCTACTTGATAATATGAAGTTTGAGGAAGATATTGTACTATATTATAAGAACTGCCCGTAGAAAATGTCCTTGCTGGGAATAATGGTCTACTAACTATTCTTAACTTTTCAATTGAATCTTGATCATATTGTTTATTAAGATTCTTAGTTACGATAGTATATCTATCTGTATTTATTGGTGGTAAAGAACCGGTAGTAAATACTGAATCGTCCCATGCTAACTCTAATCTTGGAGGATATATAGTATTAGTTTCGCTACTAAAAAATTGAATAGGGCCATAAGTGTCAGTACTGTATTCTAATGAACCTGATATTTTGATTATAAATCCTTGTTCTTTTAAAGAACCACTTAACCAAGCATTTACGATATTAGATACATTTAAATTTAAATCTTGGGTAATAGGAGAATATTCAAATGATTGTTTTGAGCCTGATGCTTGATACCAATTACATCCTCCTGTTGATGTAAAGTAACTAGCGCTTACACCAGATGCAAATGAACCAGTTCTCCATTTAATAGTTTCTGTTGCATATTCCCAAGAAACTCCATTTGTTAATACTGGAATATAATTAACTTTACCTGTTCCTAATGTCCATGACTGAGATATTGGATAACATTCTACTGAATATTCTACCGGAGTATTTACTGCTTCTAAACTATATAATTTTAACGTTGAATTTAAACTTCCTGTAGTTAAATATCCGTTAGTTCGAAGATCTGCTACTGATTGACTTACCTTAAAATTTATTAAAATTCTAGATACTTCAATCATAGTATCACTCGTAACTATTTTTTCTAACTCCAATATTTCATCTAACCCTGCATTTAAAGTAGGATTTCTTTCATAAATTGTAGCGTCTTGATTTGAATATAAATGATAAATCATATTTTTATTTAATTACTTTATGAAACTACTCTACCTTTAATATCTTTATTTGGATATTTAATTTCAAAGATACAAGGATCGCAGCTAGGAAAAATTACTCCATTTCTTATAGCTTTAGTTATATCATATTTATTATTTGAATATCCTATATCATTACCTGTTAAATTAGTAATAGTAATATTTGATACCGTCTGTACTCCATCAACATTATCTAATTCAGAATATAATTTTGATATTACGATAGGCTGATTAACTTGCCATTTAGTAATATCAAAAATTTCTTTTAACTTAGCAATACACTTTAATAATACTTCATTACTGTTATATCCTGGTAATGCTATAATACTAAAATCTAATCCTATATTTACAATATAAGCATCTTTAATATTAACTGCATCAGTAATCATTCTATATTGTTCTAAATACGTTTGTAAATTAGTTTTAATGATAGAATTTAAAGGAGTTAAGTTTGTATTATTATCATAACCTAAAACATATAAATCCAGCGCCAATTGATTATCACTAACGTTACCACCATTGGTTACTTTATCTTTTGCTTGAGTAATATATGCCTTTGCTACGGACCCAAATCTTTGAGGTAATGAATATACTCTAATAATATAATCTTCTACTGTTACAGCTCTATTTTGAGATGCAAAGTTTGCAATTGCATTATATCTAATTTCATCAATAGTCTCTAAACTTTTACCGCCTACTGCAGGCATTGGATTATTAACTGCTATTGAGTTTTTAATTCTAGTAAATAAAGCTTGGTTTAATCCAGTACCATCAGAATCAAAAGTTACACTTGTAATTCCGGTTAATGTATCAGATTGAACATTTGATTCAATTCCTCCACCTGTAGTATATCTAACTGTTAGTGTAGTATTTGCAGGCGCTAATCCGTAAGTTTTAGAATATAAAAAATTACTAGGATCTATCGAATAATCTATAGTCGATGAATATAACGAACTACCTACTAAATCTGGATTTGGAATTAATTCCTCATCTGCTGAAGTGGAAACTCCTGCACCAAATTGCAAAGTAATTGTATTGTCAGCATTTACTCTAGTCTCAAATCTTCTAGATACTTTCTTTAACTTTAATAAATAAGGAGATACTCCTGATGAACCAGAATAATTCATATTTGAATATTGGTCATTCTTAACCTCATCAAAAATTGTATCTTGGGCTAAGTAAGGAACTTCATACCATCTATTGTTATCTGAATCTACTATATCTAATATCTCTATAATATTAGTTTCATTTAAAATAATCTTATCGTATCTTTTAGGAGTGCCAAAAGTAAATGTTTGAGACTGAATTGTCCCTGCTACTGCTCTAGCCTTTTTCTTTAATAAATAATATACTGGATTGTTATTATTATCTACCTGATAAACTGATAATGCATCTGCTCCTGCTAATGCTATTGAGCTGGAAGTATAAACTACTGGATCAATTGTTCTAAATTGAACATTCGTATTAGTAGCGCTAACTATCATTTCTTGATTTACAGATAAAGAATAATTCCAATCTGGATAATAAGTTGAGCCTGATTGAATTGCAGGTAATAATTGAAATACCTCTAATTCAACTGTCGCAGGTACTGTATTTTTTGGTTTATATCCTCTTTCTTGAGCTAATTGTAATAAATTAGATCTTTCAGTTGCGTAAGATAATAAACTTTCTTTTAATTGATTATCTGTATAGTACGAAAGAACATCGCCAACATACGACGCCATTTCAATAAACATCATACCTGGTGAAGTTTCATTGAAATCATTATATGTATTAGGGAAATAGCTCTTAGCAAACTCTATAAGAGATTGTCTAAAATTACTAAAGTCCTTATTAATATACTTTATATCTTTTTTTGTATTGTTATTTAACATTATAATATAGCTATAGTTCCTGATTGATTAATATCTAACACGATAGTTTGATTAGCGCCTTGATTTGAAACTCTAAAATTAATAGTTACTGATAATCCGTGCTCTGCTTGAGCGCCTAACGCATCTATTTTTTGTTTTATATCTATGTTATTTATTATAATATATGGCATCCAAAAAGAAATGGCAGAGCTTATTTCATCTTTTAAATTTTCGCCTACCTCTGTTGTATTTGGATCAAATAACAAATTCATAACACCGGTCCCAAATGTCGGTAAATATCTTCGCTCTCCTTTACTTGTTAGCAAAAGGTTTTTTAAGTTAGATACTGCTTGATCTTCAGTACTGTAAGATAGTTCAAATAACCCTTTACTAGCGTTATTAAGTGGTAATTTAATACCTACTGCGACATCTTTTTCAGTATCTATTACAGGGATCTTACTTAAAATTCTTGCCATCTTTATTTACCCTTTTTAGCATTAATGGCTTTCATCAATGCTGTATAATCCTTTGTTAAAGCTTTTTCAACCGAAGGATCTAAATTTTCTATTTGAACTGGACGACCGTCTATATCTGTTTTTGGTATTGCTACTGTTGTATTAGATGACATCGTTGACATATTTCTCATTGAAGGCCATTCATCAAAATCATTATGATTCATTTGAACTGGATTATATTCTTCTTCTAAAATACCATGGAATTCTTTATTAGAGAATCCTGCATTAGCAGTCTCATTTAAAATTTCATTAAGTAGCGGATTACTAGAAAACAATTCCTTTTTAGTATTAGGTACTGGTTTCTTTGCTGTATTTAATGCGGGCTGCGCTTGACGCGTCGGTGCTTGAGTTGTTTTTGACGAAACTTTATCTAAGCTTTCATAAAGATAGTTCATTTCAGAGTGAACGGCTGCTTGAACTTCTTCTTTAATAATTTGTCTTAATTGCTTAAAGAATTTACTTGTATCCATATTGATTCTTTATTATAATTATCTATCTAAGTAAAGATTACTGTAGTTTTACTTTCGTAGATTTAAAAATGTAATATTTGATAATACTTAACTCCAAGTAATTACAGGACCTCCCGGTACAGTATATGTACCTGTTCTAAACCAACTATCAACTGCTGCGGAGAAAGAACTAATAAAAGATTCTTTAGTTTGTGGTAAAGATAATATTGGCGTTATAAATATTGAAGAAGGCGGTGGTATAGCAACAACTCCGGGATTTTGAACTGATATAATTGGTAGTAATCCTAATTTATAAACATCTAACGCTATTGGCAAAACAACTGTTAATGGATTTAAGTCTGTTGCTGAATTTAAAGTATTTATAAAATTAATATCTAATTGATCTTTTAATGGCCCTGCTACAACTGGAAACATAGTATTTAAATATTTCGTTATTGCAATACCAATAGTATCACCTGCTCCTTTGACATTATCTTTCTCTAAAGAAAGTTCTGCTTGAATAGAATTTATAAATAATGGCATTAGATACCTTTTAATTTTGTTAATATTTCAGCTAATTGCGGATGTGGCCCAGTTGGTCCTACTGCCGTGGGGAATGTACCTCTTGCTAATATTTCTAAAGCATCTACTATTAAATTAACTGATGTTTTTGATTTATCGGTTGATAAAAATATATCTTTTTTAGAAGACATAATAATATTGTCAACTTTACTATTAAACGTTAGTCTATTTGAATTAATAGCAATTTGCGGTCCTGTATAGCTTTCTATATTTGGTTTTGAAACCTGGTTTGCTAATTTTAATGGTAATCTTTGGGTTGATGTTAAGTAAATAGACGAATCATCTTTATTAATATCCTCAATTCTAAATCCATTAGGCACTAAATTCTTTTTGGTATTAGTTATAATTAGTATAGGATCTCCAGGGTTTCCTAATGTCCATGTTGGTTGTTTCGTTACTCCTGAAGTGCCATTTACTGTCGAACTTAATCTAATTGAATTACCACTTCTTCCTTCAACTACTACATCACCTTCAAATAATTGTAAAGCATTTTGTCCATTTAATGGCTTAAATGTTTTCTTTGTTCTTGCTGGAGTAGATGTATTTGGGGAGAATGATGCTCCTAATGATGCGTTACCATAACTGGTTTTATTTGATTGAGGAATTTCGCTTGAAGTAGGTACGCCATTATAATTAATACTTGATTGAATATTAACTGTTGATAAATAATAGTTAGTACCTTCTTTACGGAAATTACCTGCAAATGCTGAAGCTGCCGTTACTATTAATACTATTTCTCCTGGAACTGGAATAGTCCTTATATGAGTATCTAAAGGTATTGCAGTGCTAGCATTTGCATCGCTACTGCCAGGACGACTTAAATACTTAAATCTAATAGTATAATAATTTTGTATAGTATCTACTAAAAATACCTCTATTACTTCCGCTGATTCAAACATTATTTAATGGGCTTAGTTAAAGATTCTTCTATATCTTTATTGATTTGCGTTATTCCTTTTAAATCGCTTTGAATTTGTTTTAATTCATCTGGAGATAAAATCCAATCTGCGGGTTGGTCTGCTTTTTGTTTAGCGTCAGTTGCTAACAGTCGTTGAACGACGGAAGTCATTTTAATTAACTGCTCGTCGTTCTTAACTCCTACATCTAAATATTCTTTTATAAGCGGAACTACAACTGCTGCATCATTAATATTTTTTACTAATGGTGATAGTTGCTGAATTAAATTATCTATCTGCTTATTTTTTTCTTTTTGATTTCCATGAATTTCTTTAAATACATCTGCTAAAGAAACGTTACCATAGATTGAATCATTTATATTTGCCATAATTATCTTTTAAATAATTATCTCTTAGTCTTAGTCTTTTGTATTCTAATTAATTCTTGAACTTTATATGGATCTAATCTTATCGAATCATATATTTGATAATTCTTATATAAGATAGCATATATAATCTTAATATTATTGACTGTTTTAGTTATTATTTGAGTCTTTAATCCGGTCCTTTCTCTTATTAAAATATATAAAGCCTTCTTATTAAAGTTTTCTATGTTATCTCTTGTTCTAAATAACTCTAATACTGAATCTGCTACCATCATTTCTTTTTGGGACTCAAATAAAATAGGTAAATTAGAATCTACAAAGGTTATAAATGCTTCAACAAAGTTATGGGTTTCTTCTACGAAATCCTTATATGCTTCTTCATTTATTAAATTACGTTCAATATCTATATTTTCTGTATCTACATTACTCTTTAATTTTTTATGACTCTTATTAATAAATAAGATTAAATAATTTCTAGCAATAACCGAGAAATAAGAAAATGCTTTACCACTTGCATGTACATATTTTCCTAATCTTTCAGCTAAAAAAGTAATAGTATCATTAGATAATTCTTGATATGATTCTGTATATTTCCATGCTTGCAATTTAAAAATCCAATTTTCAACTATCTTTTCAAATGGGGCTTTTATACTTTCATTATATATTCTACTCTTCTCTGCAAAGTCTGTCGATTGAATATAACTACATATAGCATCTTCTGTTGCTTGAGTAAAATACTGTTTTTTATCTACTGCTACTTCCATTTTCTTTTTCTATTTTAAAAATTAATTCATTAGCA